CGTCGATTCGATGTACACATACGAGTAGTTGCTTGAGTCGACGTAGCGGAACGTGAAGAGCGGCTGCTTGTACGGGAACGACGAGATTTCACCAGATGAAGGGCGCCTGATCTTCGCCCCCAGCTTCACGTGAGCCAGTCCGTAATCGAGCGTCGCTATGTGCGTGCCGGTGGAGTACACGCCCAGCACCTCGTAGACGCCGGCCGTGGCGTTGGCCTTGATCTTCAGGTCGGTTGATGCGGTCCACGTTCCCAGTTCACTGCCATAGTCCGGGGCGGTGCCATTGATCGGATCGTTCTGCGTCTCCGAGTCGAACGCGTCGAAGGGCCACGCCACGCGAACCGAGATGTTCGGGCCTGGTAGCTGAAACGGGTACAGCGGCGAGTTGCCATTGGACGGCGTGTACTTGTGCTCGAAGTTGTTCAGCGTCAAGTCGAGTTGAGCGGCCGGGGCGCGGCGAGTCGCTATCTCCATGCCGCGGGTTACGGAGAAGGCTCGGATGTCGTCGGTGATCTTCTCGCCCGACTCGAACTCGCCGTCCTCGTCAAAGTCGATGTACACCTCGAAGTAGGGCGCCGTCATGCCGACACCGACACGTTCACGCCGCGGCGGTTGTTGTTCTGCAACTCGCGGGAGAGTTGGCGCACAAGGTCAGCGCGGCCCTCGGGCGTGCTGCTGTCGCCGTTGATCGTGATGTAGTTGACCTGCTGCCCCGAACTCTCACCGCCGGACGTGCCGGACGAGAACAGGTTTCGAGGGTCAAGGTTCAGAAGCCAGTCGGGCAGGAACTCCGAAGGGTCGGAGAGGAAGTTGGGCAGCGTCTCGGTGAAGAATGTCCTGATTGGATCCCAGATGGAGTCCACGAAGATTCGCCCGAGATCAGGGAAGATGTCGCTAAAGTCAATCCCGCCGATCATGTTGGGCAGGGTCTCGGTGAAGAACGTCCATATCCTGTCGCTCACACTGCCCTCATCGAACTCGAAGGCACCTGAGAGTAGCGCGCCTAAATTATCGAGCCCCTGGCGCACAAACAATCTGAAGAGGTCATCCCACACAGTGAAGTTGGCTTCGACTTCCTCCCTAGTGGATTCCAGACTTACCTTAAGCCTGCCGGATGCGTCCCTCATCTGGTTGAGCGGCTCGACGTTGCCCTGCATCGCCTGCCCAAGGACTGCCGCGGCTGTTGCAGCAGAAACCTCCTCAACGCGAGCCAATTTGAAGGCGAGGGCCACGTCGTCAACCGTGGGGATAAGGCCACCAGCGTTCTCGGACATGATGAAGAATGCCTCCTTCATCTGACGAGATGTGGCGCCGACCTCAATGCCAGCGATCCTGAGCTCCTCCTTCATTGCCTCGTAAGCGGCTGCGACAGCAGGCCCCAGCATGTTCGCCGCCGTCGCAGTCTGGCTGGCGCTGACCGCGAACTCCTGAACGCTGCCGCCGATCATACCCACACCAAATGACGCGGCGAACGCTGCCAGGCCGAGGCCGATCAGGTTCTTGCTGAGCGACGCGACACTGAGGTCAAGCCCTTCGACTGACCCTCCGACCTTGCCGATGTCCTCCGACGCCTGGTCACGCGCCGAGACGACAATCGCCGTGTCTATGTCGTTTGCCCTACTTACCATTGCTCCGCATCCTGGCGTTGAACTCCTGCACTTCCCGGATGGCTCCGGCCAGTTCAAACACCCTCGTCACCCACCGGGTCGGCTTGCGATCCATTTCGCCTTCCGTCAATGGCTGGATGATGTTGAGATTGACGGCTCCGCGATACTGGGCGGCTTCTCTCCACTCTCCCGGAACGGGCTGCTCGAAGATAAGGGCGAGCTTGAGTTCCTTTTTTTTTCCTCGTCCTCTTCGCTGCGCAACTGCGGCGCGTACAGACGGTTCACCGCCCTGAGCACGTCCTGCACCTTGTTCGTGGAGCGCAGTCCGAATGACTCCGCCGTGAGTTCTTCGTCCCACGACCAGCCGACCGAGCACATGGTCAGCGTGATCTCGTTGCCCTCGTCCGTGAGTTCCATCAGACGCTCACGGCGCAGGCTCTTCGTGTCACCCTCGGACGTCGGCGCGATCTCCAGTAACCGGCGCTTGAGACGCTTGGCGACGCGGTAGGGCATCTCGCCCAGCACGTCCCACCAATGGCCGTCGGGCCACGCGATGCGCACAATCTCGATACCGTCATCGTTCTCGCCGCGTGAGACGAGCGTGTACTCGCCCAGGTGACGCGACCTGAACTCTTCGACCGTCTGCGGTTGCTGCCAAAACTTCCAGTTCATTACTCAGACACCGTCCCGAGCGTGTACGTCTGGGCGCGGAACTGCGCCCGGAAACCGACCAGGTCGTCGATGTTCGCTGGCTCTTCGTAGGAGAGCATCTTGGCGACTCCTGAATGCAGGGGTTCGCCGGCGGAGTTGCCCTCCGGCCCGTACTCGTACTCGTACGTATTCGTGGGATTCGCCTGCTGTTCCGCGAACACGGCGGCCAGCACCTCACGCGCCCCGGTGTCGGCGGTGTTGTCGTACACGCCCTCGACCGTGAACACCATGTCGTAGGCCAGTGCATGGGAGACTTCGACGGTGGCGCCGACCGCTGTCGACCGCGCGTGCTTCACATTGCCGGGGATCCCGGTAACCGAACGTACTCCGGTAAGGGTGCGGAGCGTGCCGTTTATATCGTCAAAGGCGAAGTAGAAGGAATCACCGCCGAAGACTGCCATCGCTGCTGCTCCTAGAAGGTCGTCAGGCTGTAGGTCTGCGCCCTGAGCTGCGCACGAAACCCAATGAGATCGTCGATACTGGCGGGCTCCTCATACGAGAGGATCTTGCATTCGCCGGTGTGCTTCGGCTCGGTTGAGGTATTCCCCTCCGGCCCGTACTCAAATGTGTAGGTCCGTGTCGGGTTGGCCTGCTGTTCTGCGAAGATCGCGCTCAGAACCTCCGTGGCCCCGGTTGATGACGTGTTGTCGTAAACGCCCTCGATGGTGAATACGATGTCGTAGATCAGCGGGTGCGACTTCTCAATCGTGTCGCCGACCGCCGTAGACCTGGCATGTTTCACGGTGCCGGGCAGGCCCGTGACGGAACGCAGGCCAGTGAGTTGCTTAAGTGTTCCTGAGCCACCGGAGTTGTCGATTGCGAAGTAGAAACTGTCGCCACCGTAGACTGCCATCTCGTTACTCTCCCAGCGCCCGCGAAGCGATGCGCACGCCTGCCTGTCGGGTGATTTGCTCGATCTGTGGCCGCGCCCGGTTCAGTACCCGTTGCGGATACTTGTTCGGCCGGTTGCCGGGATGGTTGACCTTCTTCGCGAACACCGTCCGCCCGCCGATCTCGAAGCGCAGCACGCCACCACCGCGCGGCACGATGGTGTGCGGCCGGGTGCCGAGCACGACGAACGGGAGGTAATGCGTGCCTTCCGGCGTCTTCGCTCCCTGGCGAATCTCCAGCCGTTGATCCCCGGGTCCGCCCTGAATCTGGAAACGGGTGGAGTTCTTCAGCCTGCCTGTTCGCACCGGCGTCTCGGACTTGAGCGCAGGGACGAGGATCCGCCCGGTCTGACGCAGGGCGCGGTTAAGTTCGCCGGCCGTTATGAGGTCGGCGCGCTTTGTGGACGCCGCGAGGCGCCGCATCCCGATTGTTTCTGCCCTTGCCGCGACTACCATTACTCGCTCGCCGTCTGCACGGTCACTTCCGTGACCTGTACCTGGATGATCTGTCTCCACCAGTTTCGTGATCTTGGCCCGGTTCCGAACTCCCATTCGTCAGGCTCACCGACTGGGCGAACCTCAACGCTGATGACCCCCGCCGTTCCGTTGAGCTTCGGCCATTTGCGAATCTCATCGACAATCGACTGCATCTCCGTGTCGATGTATGCCCGTGTGGTCTCGACGTTCGACCTGTAGGGGTGAAACAGTTCGAGATTGACCGTCCATGTATCGAGGACGGGATATGAACCGTTCGCCGTGACTGCGAGCCGCATGGACTCGTTTTCCGTGCCGCGTCTGAGCATGACGGCCTTAAACACGCCGCGCCCCAATGCCCGCGTATTGCCCTCCGAGACGTTCTTCGTCGTGTAGCCGTTGACCTTTCGCACGATTCCCGCAAGGGCTGTCTGGATGGTCGCGTAACTCATTCATCGTCCTTTGCCAACCGCACCACGCTGCCCGGAAAATCGAGCATGTCCCGGCGAAAGGCGGGTTTCTTCTCAAGGCCCGTGCGCCTGTCCGTCGCGCTGCCCACCTTGAACCGGCCCATGCGGCTCACGGATCGGGTGGCTTTCAACACGCCGTCCGTGATCGCCGCCATGAACCGCTTGTACTCGGACTGGAATGAGGCGATGCGCCCACCAACGAGCATGTCCGGGTTGTCCGGGTCGAAGGACTCCCCCGGCAGCGATGCGAGGATGCGGATGCAGGCTCCCGCGACGTTGGCGGACGTGGCCCACGAATGGGCGAACGGGTCGTCGCCAACCGCGATGGGCGCGGTGTAGCCGTACGCGTCGAGCATGGCGTTCATCTCAGACGCGACGTCGTCAAGGATCTGTTCGATCTGGGCGGCGGTGATGCGGTCTATCGTCGACGCCTGCCCGTCATCGAACAGGTCGCCGAGGCGCACATGCACGCGGGCGAGAGTCCCGTATGTGTTCGCAGAGACGGCCATCGGCGTTACCTCTGCGGTTCATACATGTAAATCTTGGCGACGCCGGCCTTCGTGTTACCGGCGTTCGCAACCGTGAACGTGACCTCACCCGCGTGGTACAGCGGCAGCGCAGCTGCGTCCGTTCCCGTCCCGCCAAGCGTCGGTTCGACGTAGAGGTACTGCTCTTCGGAGTTCGACGTGTGCCGGTCCGCAAGCAGCCCCTGGGCAATGTCGATCCCGTCGTCATCGACCAGCGTGATGTCGTAGTCGGCAGTCGGCGCAGCAGTCCCGGGGTTGGTCGTGACCTTGACGATCTGGCCGTTCAGGGTGACTGTTCCGTCAGCGTTGCCGTCGCCGTCCGACTCCCACGTCACGGTGGCAACCCGAACAGGTCTCGATCTGTTGTAAGAAACCGACACTGTTCCGGCCATCTAGCCCTCCCCGTGGTGGCGGGTGGTGAGCTTAAGTCGCATCATCTGCACCGGCCGTCGACTTCTTGCCGAACAGCGTCACCTTCTTTTTCGAGAGTGCCTTGATCGATTCCTTGACCGGCTTCTTGGGGGCGGGTGCCTCTTCCTCCACAGGCTCACTGGCCTCCACAGGCTCGGGAGTTGTCTCCGCCAGCGTCTTGTACGAACCAAGCAATGCGCGGCCCACGTCGTCCGGCACCTCCGTGCCTTCGTCCGTGAACGTGTAGACCACCGCATCGCGCCCCGAAGACTCGACGCGTGCGGTCAGGGAACCGCCTCCCCGCTTTCTGAGAAACATTCAGGAGCCCCTTCCGTTTACGTGCCAGGGTCGACCAGTGTGCCGCCGGTGGCGTTGTCGCCAACGTAGTTGTTGACGAGTGAGTTGTTGATCTTGTCCTGTGTGGCCGGCGTGGCTGAACAGTTGGAGAAGTAGTTCGTGCGGATCATCGCAACGATCTCGTCCTCCGTTGCCGCTGCGGCAACGACAATCGGAGCCACGTCACCACCGCCGTCAGATGGTCCGATGAAGTCGTTGTTGCGGATGGTCGCTGCGTAGGACTTGGCAGCGGCTCCGGGATCCAGGAAGTCGAAGGCGGCGCAGTCGCCGTCCGCGGATGCACATACAAAGACGCAGTCCTCGACCAGGGCGTCGGGAATGCCGCCGATTCCCACCTGGACATACTTCACGACCGACGTTGTGCCCGTGCCGCCGATGAAGCGGCAGCGTTGCATGGACAGCCCGGTGATCGCGTTGGTAGCGTCGTTGAAGCGACAGGCGATCACGGCCGCGTCGACGCCGTTCAGGTTGAACCAGCAGTCGACGAACCGCAGCCCACGTACTGCCGTGGTCTGGGCGGCCGCAACGAGGTACAGCGCGGTCGTGCCACCGGCCACCAGACGGAACTCGATGCCCTCGAATGTGACGCCGTCCACGTCGACGGAGACCAGGTCGTCCACATCGTCGTCAGCGTCCTGCGTGAAGATGACGGACGGGGCGCCGCCGTTGGCCGGCCGCGCTGCCATCCATGTCTGATTCGCCTTCGGCGCCAGCCCCGCAGTGCCAACGTCCACCGTGTAGGAGCCGGGGGCAATGACAATCGTGTCACCGGCGGCGGACGCTGCGCGGGCCGATGCGACGCTCGCAAATGCGTCGAGCGGGTCCAGTCCGGTGTTCCCGGCCGCACCGTTTGTGCCGTCGACATACCACGTCTTGCCGAACACGCTCGGCGTGACGGCGACGTTCTCGACGCGAACTGCGGTTCGCCTGCGTTCAACAACTCGTGCCATGTGTCACCTCGTTACGCCGCGACCTTCTGGCGCGGCGGACTGGTCAGTTTCTTGAACTTGGCGTCGGCGAGCAGTTCGTCTGCTGAGCTCAGCGATGCGTCGTAGATGACGAATCGGCGGTTGAGCACCTGATCCTTGCGCGGGTGCCCTTCCTGCACGAGCCACACGTCGCCGCCGTAGATCGCCGGGTTGCACGCCCGTTCGTCCATGCAGCCGGCCTGTCGCATCCGGTCTGCGCGGTCCCGGGCACTGAGCGACTTGTCAGCCTTCAGCCCGTCCCAGATCGCGTCCAGGTCCGGGTTGGAGCCGCTTGCCTTCGGGGCCAGCAGCCACCCGTCCCACTGGAACCGCTTTCGTACTCGGTAGACTTCGTAAGCCATGTCTGCCCCTTACGCGGCGGTGTCCAGGTGAAGGTAGCCGTGCTGCGAGGAAATGACCTTCGGGGCCACGTGCGTGAACGCCCGCTGAACCTCCGACCTGGTCTGCTCTTCCCGGTAGGACTGAATCGCCCACGGCGGGTTGCCGCTGATCTTGCCGGCCTCGGTCCAGACGAAGGTGGAGGCGCCGTTCGCCACCATCAGGCCCGGCGAGTTCTGCACGAGGAAGAGTGCGTTGTCCGTCCAGATGTCCGAGCCGCTGAACGTCGCGCCCTCGTTGGCCGTGTTCTTGACGGACTTGCCGACGACCAGTCGGTCGATGCCCAGCGCAGCCGCGACCAGGTCCTCGGTGAGGATGCCGGTCTGCGTGTGCTTGTACTTGTCCAGAAGAAGCGGGTGCTCCTTCAGGTCGTTCCACGTGGCCGCGCCGACCACGAGCAGGTTCGGCTCAGCGCCGGTGTTGCGCCGGACGGTCAGGCGGGCCGTCTCAGAGTCGGCAATGGGGTCGGAGTTGGCGAGGTCGCTCCACTGGTCCGTCCCGGCCAGCGTGTTGGAAGTGCCCCACACGCCGGTGACGAACGCGGCCGCTGCGACCAGCATCTCAATCTCGCGGTTGATGAGGTCGGTGAGATAGGCCGTCGTCACCTGCGGCAGCGACTCGGGAGTCTGGGAGGCGGCGACGGTTGCGTCGTCGTCCGGCTTCTCGAAGCCGTACTCGATGGTCTCGTAGGTGTCAGTCTCAACACCGTATCCGACCCGCTTGTACGTAGACGCCGGAGCGCGTTTGGCGCCACCCGCCTCGCCGAAGGTGCGGAACCAGTAGTCGCGGGTGTACCGGAAGAACGTGCCGCTCTTCTGGTCCGTGACGCTGGACGGCGCCACCTGGTCCCAGATGTAGTCTTTGTTCTTGAACCCGATGGACAGGTTCGTCAGTACCGGGTCAACCGGCCTGACATCGTTCTGCGTTGGCAGTGCCATTTCTCTCTACCTTCCGCCCACTATGGGCGCTGTGGGCCGAACGTTGTTGAGGGTCGGTTGGGCCATTACTCAGTTGAACCCGGGACGCTTGCGAAGCCGTGACACAGCACGCCGATGATGTCGCCGTCCCCACCGGATTCCAGTGCGGTAGCCACGACGTACAGGTCAGCCGTGCCGATTGCCGCCTCGTAGGGGGCTGCAATCAGTTCGCCGTCGTTGTTGAACGAAAGTTTCTGGTACGCGGTGACCGTACCGCCCAGTTCCGCCTTGCACTTTCCAAACACGCAGACAGCGCCGGGCTTGCCGTCGCCGTCCGGGTCGTCCTGCAAGATTCCGATTGGAATCTCGGCGTTGGCGTTGGTGATGAGCGCAAAGCCGTTTTCGCCCGCGCCCTTGACGACGTGGTACTGGTGCGCCGACGAATCGGCGGCTGCGTGCAGCGTGATCGTGATGTTGTCAGCCATGTGTGACTCCCGGCCTTAGACGGCCAGACTCTCCTTGCCTTAGACCGCCTGGCGGCTTTCGTCGCGGTATGCGGCGAATGCCTTCGGGTCGCTCTTCGCCAGTTCGACCTGCGCCAAGGCGAAGGTGATGCCCTTCTCCTTGGCGTACTCGGTGACGCGCTTCACCCAGTCGTGATCCTGGGATGGCTCCCGGTTGTGACCGATGCGGGCGGTGACGCCAGCCTGGTCGGCGTACTTCTGGGTCTCGTGCCAGCCGTCGAGCACCGACCGCGCCAGTTCAGCGCCGCCCTTGTCCTCGATGTCGACCAGCTTCTCGGCCAGCTCGTCAGGCGTGCCCTGGACGGCGGTGAGAGAGGCGGTCTCGGCACGGAACGATGCGATGCGGTCCCTGCGCTCCAGGCGGGTGAGCTTGTCGCTCATCTCCCGGTACTCTCGAGACTGGCTGAACGACTGCGGCGCCTTCGCCCGCTTCATCAGCTCAGCGCCGATCTCCTCCGGTGCGGCGTTGTCCGGCAGTGCCAGCAACGAACGCAGTGCGCCGAGGACTTCGTCGCCGGAGGCATCCATGCCCACGCCGAGAATGGCCTTGATCGCCGCAGTCGTGGCGCCGTCGAACGGTGAGGCGGTGACTTCGGCTTCTTCCTCTTCCCCGCCTTCGTCCTCATCTTCCTGGAACTGCTTTGCAGCCGCCAGAATCTCCTCGTCAGACTTGCCGCCGAAGAGCTTGCGGACTTCCTTGCCGAGATCCATTTCCTCGTTCTCCTTGTGCTGTTCGCGCTGGAACATGCTCCGTACCCGTTCTGCGATGCGAGCCACCGTGGACTCGTCCAAAGGTTCGACATGCACATCTGCGACGGCGCGCCTGAATGCGAACGCAGGCGCCTGGCTGCGTTTCAATACGGCGGCGGCGGCAAGTCCCTTCAGGTCACTCACCGCTGGCCGTTCTGCGCCAAGCCATGCGACGGCGGAAAGGGTTAAGTCGCCGCCAAGATTGATAAGTTCTATCGAGACATCCCTGAGCGCGCCCTTGCCAACCATGTCCGCCATTGGCTCGGCGACCTCGAAATCGGCAACGAGCTTGTTCTGCACGCGGCGGAGGCCGACTACGCGGCCCAGCGATGCGACGCCATCACCGCCGCCGTTTTCCCCCATGAGGGCCGAGGGCGGGATGCCAAGTTCCTCAGCCACCCTGCGATTGAACTCGTCCGAGGTGTGGCCCCACTTGACCGGGACATACTCAGGAAGCCCGCTGTTAAAGCGATCCACCATGCCATCAAGGTCAGCGGTTGTGTATTCCGCTGTTCGACCTTGGGAATCCGTCTGTGGCCCAGCGGTGAATATCTCGACGCTCTTTAGCATCCGGGTCGGCAAAGCGATGTCCTGAAAAACAAAAACGCCCAGTAGCGCACAAGGCGCTCCGGGCGATCAGGTCGCTCCACAATATGTCCCCACAATTATTACCCGTGTCAACGGGTTTTGTCTACCCTCCCCCGTTTTCTAGAATCCCGCAGCCTTGCAGGCGTCGGAAATTCCCACTGCCTGCCCGCCCATCATCTTCTCGTAACTTTCGGCCACCACTCCGTCCTCACCCATCTTCTGGGCACTGTGAGTCAGCCTCAGAAGTAGCTCTGCCTCTTCGCGCAGATCGGATGGGCCAGGGTCCAACTGGTCAATAAACGTCGAAGTGGCCTGCTCCATGCGAACCGCGGTCTCTACGCGACCGACTTCCCCGTCGAGGAATGGCTGGATTGCCGACAGTGCGTTCTCGCGGAAGTGCTTGCACGCGGCCTCAGGGCCAGACGCTGCGGTAGCCACACACGCCGACAGTAGAATCAGCGCCACGCCGAGCATCGCTAGTCGCATCATTTCAATCACCCTCGCCTGATCTGCGCGAAACATCCGCAATCTTAACTGGAGCGGGCTGCTGGGTGCTGAACGTCGACGTGTGCTTCTCGCCGTGATGTCGACCGATCAGCGTCACGGTGCCTTTGTCATCTACCTGCGCCACCGGCGTGTTGCAGCCGCGGTCCTGGCAAAAAATGATTTGCTGGCTCACGTCAGGCGCTCCCATTTCCCATTTCGACCGGGTGTAGTGCCCAGATAAAGAATGGCCCCAACTGAAATACGTATTCGCGCCCTTCATCCGTCGATGACACAACAAGTCCGAGGAGGCGACCGCCATGCCATTGCAACCGGCTACGCTCCCGATGTGGATCCTGACGTTCTGCCCACCACCCATGACTACCAATCCCCGTCATTACATAACGGGAACGCCGCCGCCACGGAGTCAATGGAAAGAACCAGTTGAATAGCCGCCGTATACCTGTCATGTGATCCTTTCCCATGTCCCGTTCCCGAGGAAGTCCGCGAATATCTGGCACCGGCAGTTCCCCAGGCAGGAAACCGCACCCGCGGGCACCGTCGGCAACGACAACCATCCGTCGTCGTAGACCCTCGCGAGGTTCGGGCACCCGAACGTGCCGCGAGCAGCGTCGTCGGCGCAGTGCTCCGCCCGTTCGTCGAGCACCCATTTGACCGGGATCGGCGTTTCCCCGCGCAGTGTCCGCTCGCGATTCTCCTGCGTCCCGGCGACCCGCTGGCTCTCGTACGTCGCCTGGATTGCCACGCCTGCGCCCTGTGCCAGCCTCGCCCGCCGTGTGGCGAACGTGTCGATAAGCGCCGCCCTCCGTGTTCGCTCCGGCAAGCGTGCAATGTCGGGCAGGTCTTCGAACACCCGGTCCCTGATCGACGGTATGAGCACGTCGTCGACGTACTGGACGTTCTGCTCGATCAACTGCGTCACGACCTGCTGAACGCCGGCCGTCTGCGCATGCTTCCCCAATGGCCCCTTCAGGCCGAGGCCCGCGGCGTCACCTATCCGCTGCCTGCCGAGTGTCTTCAGGTCGATGGACAGTTGATTCAGCCGCCCGTTCATCTGCGCCCGCAGGTCGTCGAGCCCGCGGTCGGGCAGCGACGCGAGGCGCGCCGTCTCCCGGCTCCAGCCGTCGTACAGGTCGACGAGGTCACGCTGGTAATCGTTGGCGAACTGTTCGTAGATGCCCGGTATGGTGCGCAGGTCCTGGCCCGCGGGCGACTCGGCGATGACGAAATGGCGGCGCATGGCGCGCATGGCCGACTCCGCAGGCGTCTCGCCCGCCTCTTTGCCTGCAGGAGGCTGGAACGCCTGCGCATCGGCGATCATCGCCTTGATCGCGGATGGGTCCAGCTTGGGGAACGCCGCCTGCAACAACGACATCGCGGCGGCTGGTGGCAGTGTCTTATTCGATACCGCAGTAACGATCTCCAGCATCGACGCCACCTGCGCCCCGTTGAGTGCCGTGTCCTGAACGTCTCGCTGCTGTTGGGCGGGCTGTTCCATGCGAGGCATGACAGGCCCGAACGGCGACTGAGGCGCCGGCGGTTCCCGTGACCCTTCGCCCTCGCCTTCAGGGAGTTCCGGCAGGTCCGCGATGTCGCGTATCTGCACCTCGTCCTCTCGCGTCGGCGTGATGAGCCGCGCTGTGACGCCACGCTGGTACAGGTCGACCAATGCGCTCACGTCGTCCTTGCCAGGCGTGGCCCATACGATCTCCGGCAGACCGGTCGTGCCCGGAAAGCGGTTGAACCTGAACAGGTACGGGACGAGCTGCTGATTCCACGCCTCGACGAGAATCGACTGGATTCCCTCAAGCGCCAGCGAGAAGAAGTCCTGCGAGCCCTTGACGAGCGCCTGCGTGCCGGCCGAGTCCATGCCGAGGTCGAGGAACTGTGCGAAGAACCGCTGGTGAATCAGCTTCTCGTAGTCGCGGATCGTCTCGCGGACGTTGTACATCTTCGACCCGCCCGCGAACGGCGTGAGGCTCGCACCCGCGGGCACCGTCACCCAAAGCGTCTCGTCCATCTTGAGGCCGTCGAGCTGGTCCCGCAGATCGTCAAACTCGCTGCCCGTTATCGTGTTCAACCCCTCGGGCAGCGTGAGTACCGGTGTGCCGCCGACATCGCGCTCGATGCCGATGCCCTCGAAGATGCGAAGGTTCTTCAGGAACTTGTACGGCTGGTACATCGACCGTTGCAGTGACCGCCCCTGGGGGTTGCCCTTGCGCCCGCGGTAGGCGATGTGGACGCATTTTTCCAGCGGAATGATGGTCTCGGAGTCGACAACCTCACTACCCCGGAACGGTCCCTGGATCATCCCGACCGCCTCGTCATCCTCGACAACCCAACGGCGCAGCGTCTCCTGCCCCCGCGGCTCAATGTTGCGAATCCACAGATTGCCGTCGCGCCGCTTCTCCAGCACGATCTCGTTGACCGCCCACCCGAAGTCCAGTGCTTCGAGAGCGTCGTCCATGTACGCCCGCCACGTCTGGCGGTGCATCGACTGCATGGCCTTATCGAGCCACGCCGCGGCCTGGACATCAGCGCTGGAATCGCTGGCAGGCTCGACCATGACAAGCGAGGAGAGCAGCGGTAGTTTGATCGCGTCGAGCAGGCCGCCGACGGTCGGGTCATCGCGCATTTCGAGGAACAGCTTGGCCTGGCGCGGCCAGTCCGCGATGTCGGGCAGGTACTCCTCGCGAACGAAGCCTCCCCAGATCGACAGGCCGCGCTTGCCGAACACCTGCAACGCGGTTCGTGCGTCGACCTGGCGGGAGTTGCCGCTGGCGTCGACGACTGTGGCGGTGCCGTTGGTAGTCACTGGAAACTCCCTATGCCGACGTTCGGGTTGGATATAGGCGAGTCCAAGTGCCAGACCGTGTACTTGAACGGAGCATTCGTAGTGGTGGAGAACTCAATCGGGATCAACGGCGCCTGCCATTGCGGCCAGTGAGGCCACGTCTGGTACGGGACCGGATACGGCACGTAGGTGGGCTGCTCCATCTCAGGAACCAGCACCCATCCCTTGCCTTCACAGCAGGGCGAACCCTTCTCTGCGATGGGCTGGCCGTCATCAACACATACCGGGCACTTGACTGCCTTCATGTCTTCATAGCCCCTTCGACGTCCTCATCTGATTCGATAAGAAAATCGACCGTCAGTTCTTGCCATAGATTGGTCTTTGGGTCGAAGCGGCGCGCATTCCCGCTTACCGACACGTGCGACCCGTATAACTCACGGCTCACATTCAGGGAGACAGACGTGACGCTTTGCGGCCCCACCTGTAGGTGCTCCGCGACCATTGCCGTCAAGTGGGCGACCAGTTCGCTTGCCTTCATGTCCAGGCGCTCTTTCCGCGGGCCGGTGATGTTGGCCGCTCAGCTTTGCCCCACACGCTCTCCCTGCGTTCGCCCTCGACGTCTATCGACGGCGCGTAGTACGCGAGCAGCAGGGCGTCCGCGTCGTCCGGGCTGCGCCCGATGCGCGCCCGGGTGTCGTCCTTCGGCTCGACCTTGATCCTCCCCATCGGATCCTCAGAATACTTCGGTGCGAGCAGTTGCCCAATCGTCGTCTCGTCCACGTCCTGCAAATCCCACGCCTGCGCAGCGGTCATCTCGCGCGCCGTCCACCAAATCTCGTCGCGCAGCTTTGGGAACCGCGACCGTTGCCGTGCCGCGCTGCCCACGTTGACCGGGATGATCGTCGCACCCTTGCCGTTCTGCCGGGAAGCGATGCCACGAAGTCTGCCAACAATTCCCCAGCCGACGCCGATGGAGTCCACCTTCACGCGACTGGCACCGGTCTCACGGATCGCCGTCATCACCAATGCCGCCGCCTGTTCCGAGTCCGGCGTGCGCAGCGACCACTTGCGCAGAGCGCGCTGTCCCTGTCGTGCCCAGACGACCGTCATATCACCGCCGGCGCCCACGTCGACGCCCAACTCGACGGGCTCACGCTCGCTCACGCGCGGCCGGTGCTCCTGGCGGTCGCAGTCCTCAGGGCAAGTATCGGCGCACTCGTTGAACTGGCAGGCGCGGAGCTGCGACAGGCGGATCAGCGAGTCCTCGGCGTTCTCCGGGAACTCGCCGAGCACGCGGCTGATGTACATGGGCGAGCCCTCGCCCCAGTCCGCGCTGCGTTCGTCCACCCACGTCTGCGATATGAGCAGGTGGCGCAGGTCGTCCGGTATCGCCTCGCCGGTGAAGTTGGGCGTGTCGAAGGCGCTGATGCCTATGACGTTCCAGCCGTTCCCCGGCGTGCAGACCTGCGCAAAGCGGCTCGACACGTCGTCCGGGTTGCCGATGGCGAGGATCCTGCTGTCGTCGGACGTGGTGATCGTCTCGACCGCCTCCCAGATGGCGTTTGGCACCCCCGCGGCTTCGTCGATGATGACGAGCACAGCGCGGGCGTGAATGCCCTGGAAGGCCGCTGTGTCGTAGTCGGACGGCTTGCGCCCGAACGCGACCAGTTCGTCGTTGTCGCCTATCGGCATGTGCCACTCGGTCTGATTGACGCGCCCGGGCAGTTTGCCGGCGGTGTGAGCGCGGCGTATCTCCCGCCACAGGATGGCGCGGACCTGGGCGAACGTCGGCGCCGTGGTCACCGCGAACGCCTCGCCCGGCGCGTGGCACGTGAGCCACCATGCGACGATGCGGGCGGCGAGGAACGACTTGCCGGACGCGTGGCAGGAGTGGACCGCGGTGTGCCGGTGGTCGCGGACGGACTCGGCGACGTTGCGCTGCTTCGACCACAGGTGGGCGCCGAGGCGGTCGCTGGCGAAGGCGACAGGGTTGGTGAGGTACGACAGGCCGCGCTCGCGTTGCCGCTTGCGCAGTTCGAGACGCGCCCGGACCTCAGTTTCAAGGGCGGTCGTCATCGAAGCCTCGCCAGTCGATAGCCATTGCCGGTGTAGATGTGATCGAAAACCGAGTGCGGAGGCGAGCCTGTTGGAAGCTTGTCGCACTCGATGCAATTCTCCGACTCGCGATCTTCCGCCTGCCTTGTCCAATAGGTGTTGCGTCGGTGGGCGAGTACGAACTGTCCATCTCGGATGAAGCCGACCAACAATCGCTGTTCCTTGTTCCAGCCGACATCGTCTGGCTCGAAGTAACTGGACTTCCGGCGCACGGACAGAGAGCCTTTCCGGTACGGCTCCAGCAACCCCCAGCCTTCGGGCAGGTCAGCGCTGGTTAGCAGCCCCCGCGGTGTCAGGTAATAGCGCCACCGACCCAGCCCGATCTCTGGACGTTGCCGGTGAGGTTTCTTTGCGTCGGCCAAGAAGTCCGCCCTGCTGACCTTGACTTCGATCAACGTCGAACCTTTGGAACCCCAGCCCCAAACATCGGCGATTTCTGTGCTGCCACCGCCCTGAGCGCCGATCTCAGTTGCAGCGAACTCGTGCTTCTGGCTACCGAGCAGCCAGATCAGCCCTGCGCTGGAGAGATCGGCGTGGAGGCTGCCGGTGCTGACCTCTTCCGCCTGCTGGGCGAATGGCGAATCGTCATTGAGGGCGAGTTGGGTGACCATCACGCTCCACCGCCGCTCTTCATCGCCTGCCTGTGCCGGCCTTCGATCTCAGCGATCACCGCGTCGACCATCTCGGGAGGCTCGCCCTCAGCCAGCAGCTTCTCGCGCAGGTCCGTGACTTCAAGCGTCACCGTCTGGCGTGCGCCGTAGAAGGACCGGCGGTTGGCCTCCAGCAGCTTCCAGAGCAGGTAATCAGAACTTTCACGAGCACGCTTCCACGCAACAGCTTCAAGCGTGTCTATCGCGTCCTCGCGGGCCTGGTCCCATGCGGCGCGGAACTTGGGATTGGTCTTGGCGTGATGATACGGCGTTGAGCGCTCGATGCCCGCGGCCTGACATGCGGCGCGGACGTTGGCCGAGTTGCGGAACGCTTCGAGGAACCGCGGCATCCAGTCACCCCTACGCGCCATGCTTCACCGCCTTCTGTCCCGTGAAGTTCTCCCATCGCAGGACTGCCGTGTCGACATAGACCGGGTCGATCTCCATCGCAAAGCATCGCCGCCCCTGGCGCTCGGCGGCGATGATGGTGGTGCCGGAGCCTACGAACGGGTCGTATACGTGGTCGCTCTTGCCGCCGTGGTTGCGTATGGGCCGCTCCATTACCTCGACGGGCTTCTGTGTGGAGTGCTTGCCCTCCGTTGGGTCAAGACTCGCCTCCCAGATGGTGGATTCGCTTCTATCACCCTTCCATTTGGCAGTCTGGCCTTCGCGTACCGCATACCAGCAAGGCTCATGGCGGTCTGTGTAATGCCCCCTGCCAATGGGAAAGTGAGACTTGCGCCAGATCATCTGGCCGCGTATTTCGAACCCGGATTGCATTAATGCGAGGCCGCTCGCTATTTGCAGGGAGCGCGCCGCGCTCCAGCAGTAGGCCACAGTGGCAGGGGACAATGCCCACGCAGGCGACCAGTCAGCCCTGTCGTCATTGTTCACTTTGCCCTTACGCCGGTCGGCATCACTAAGGTCATCCCTCCACGCTGCGTCATACTCCACCCCGTACGGCGGATCGGTGACCATCAGGAACGGCTTCTCACCGTCCAGCAGCCTCTCCACGTCCGCCGCTATCGTCGCATCGCCGCACAGCAGCCGGTGCCCGCCCAGTACCCACAGGTCGCCCGGCTTCGTGACAGGCTCCACGTCCTCTGGCACATCGTCCGGGTCGGTAAGGCCATCCAGCGACGGCGCAACAATGAGGGAGTCGAGCATCGCCCGTAACGCCGCGTCATCCACCGACACCGCGTCCAGCAGCGCGGCCAACTGTTCCGCGTCCGTGACCGCCATCCCTGCCAGCGGGTCGATGGAGGCGAGCACGAGCGCCTCCTCGTCTTCCGAAAGGTCGACGTACACGACTGGGATGCTGGACTCACCGCGGCTGATGGCGAGGCTGACGCGCAGATGGCCGTCGACAATGTGACCGGTGCGCTCGTTGACGATCACGTCCTGCACCCAGCCCACCTGGTCTAGCAGCCCTGCGAGCGCGTCCTGCTGCTGCTTGGGGTGGATGCGCCAGTTGCGAGGGTTGGCGTTGAGCTGATCCGGCGACTCTTCACCGTGGCGAACGATCCGTGAGCGCCACGCGTGTTGGGGGTTTGAAACTGTGGATGCGATATCCGCCATGTTGTGAGTCAACCACATTTCCTTGGCCATGTGCAAAACAGGTTGTCGATGGTGCTTCACACTCCCCACGGCAGCGGCTCCATTCCTGAATCGTCGTCGTCTTTGTAGGGCAGGCTGGGCTTTGTCACGCTGGTCTTTGGTCCAGTACCGTTATCACGGGGCATCCCACCCTTGTCACGTAGTGGGCCGGTCCCCCCCCCAAGGGGGGACCGCCCTGCGTGATAAAGGGATGAACTCACGTTGTTTGTCACGTGATTATCACGCGTGATTAACTCTGCTGAACCATTGAGGCGTTCAACGTAAATGCTGCGCCTGGACAGAGCAGGATTAACCGATCCGTCAGCCATGTGCGTGACGACCGACCATCGCGCCGGCCGCTCGTCTGTGGGAGAGAAGAAGTCGCGGTTGGCCTTAAGCCGGTTCGCAACATTCGGCATACTCACCTGCTTGGCGGGCAGGGTCAGCGCCTCGGCGATTTCATTCGCCGTCTGGAACGGGTTGTTCAGCAGGTGCAGGATCACGCGGTGAGTCAGGTCCATCGCCGTCTCTGTGGATTCGTACTGCGACGGGTCCGCATGGCTGTACGTGATCGCATCAGCGGAGAAATCAATCCGGTAGGTCAACATCGAACGCTTGGCGTAGTGGTTCTGCTTCATGTCGGAGAACGCCACGGCAATGTAAGACTGGGCCTCCTGCTGGTCGCGCGTCAGCTTCCAGATGGACCGGGGCTCGCTCTCCCAATACTGCGAGCCGATCGGGCGCTTCTGATTCTCAGCGTCCTTTGGCAGATGCGTGATGGTGAGCACCGTGACGTTCTCACCGAACGATCTGCAGGAGTCGAAGTACCGCATGACGGCCGGCTCGTCTGTGATCTGCCCGATCACCGCCTTGCCGCCCGAGTCGATGATCACCAGGCCGATTTCATTCTCCAGAATGTCCTCGCGGATCTCCCCCGCGGCGTCGGCCAACAGGCCGTGCATTCGCCGGTAGCGGATACGTTCGTGAGGGACGGAGATGTTGAGGCCGTTGCAAAGGTGTACCAGGCGCTTGCGGAACGTGCGGGAGTCGTCTTCATAGTCCAGGTACAGCACATTGGCCGGGTTTGAAACCCGCGCCCCGGGAATGAGCGGCTCGCCGGTCGCCACCATGACGGCAAGGGCCAGTGCCGCAAGCGACTTGGATGAACCGGGCGGCGCCATGAACATAGCGTGCTGGTGCTCGGGCAGGAACGGGTCAACGAGCATCAGGTCCGACTCGTCACCCTCCGGCAGTTCGTGTTCCCACTGTGGGGCGGCGCCAGTCTTGAAATAGCGGTCTAGGACCTGGTGCGCCGATTCGTGGTAGACGTGCCAGCCCTCGGGCGGCTCGTACTGGTCCTTGAAGCGGTTCAGGCCCGCGGTGAGCTGTGTCTTCGACGAACCGGAACGCAGGTCGACGTGATGGTTGTAGATGAGCGTCTGTGTCTGCTGAAGATGCGACGGCCACCAAAGCACCGTCACGAAGCCGTCGAAGTTGCGGGAGCTGCGCGACAGGGACTTCACCACGTAGGACAGGCGCTCGGCGTCGAAATCGACCTTGTACTCGCCAGTCGGTAGGACCGTCACGGTCGCCGTGGGGAGCAACTGCCCGGGAGACTTGGGCTGCTCACTCGGTATCCATTCCTTCGCCGACTCTATGAGCGCCAGGACATCCGCTGCGCCGTGCCCCTCAGAGACGAATTCGAAGGCGTCGCCCTTGTCCGGTGCGCCGGCCCATTCGAGCATCTTCACGCGCTTGCCTAGGACAGCGAATCCCTCGGCCATCTTCATCATGTGCGTGCGCCCGGGTTCGTCGTTGTCAGGCCAGAGGATTACGTCGAGGTGAGCCAGTTTCTTGAGCACCGCCACATCGGGCGCGCTCGACGCGCCGCATACCGTTCCCATCGCATGGACGTTAACCGCGGAAAGCGCATCCGCCGCCTTCTCACCCTCAGTGATGATCAGCGGCTCGCCGGGCAGTATCTTCGGCGTCTGCTCCATGCCGTAGAGCGGGAGCAACCGGACGGGCAGGCCGTCGAGCGACATCTTGCCGTTGCGCTCCCAACTGATCTCTTTCTTTCCGTTGGCCCGGTCGATGCGATGGTGGATGGCGACGGTCTCGCCCTTGTCCGACCTGATCACCCATGACCGCTTTAACGGCTTGCGCTCTTCGGCCGTGGGAAACAGGTCAGACATTACGAGCCCGACACGCTTCACGATGGCCGGCACGTCACAACCCGCGAAGCACCTCAGCAGGGCGCGGCCATCGTCCCCGCGGGCGAGGGAAAGGGAGTGCTGTTTGTCTTCGTGGGCGGGGCAGTGCAGTTGGTAGCGGCCACCGACCTCTTTCGGGTCGGGATCGTTGAGGCGCTCAAGGAATAGAGCAACGGGATCGCCACGCAACTAAATGTCCTCCTCGTAACCGGACCCGCGGCTACTCATCGCGGTAGCGAGAGTGGACGAGAGGGTAACACAAACTCCACACAAAATGCACACTAACTTTGCATTCACTATCTGTGCCTCTCACGCGTTGTCAGTGAAACACACCCCCTGCGCCAAGCGAAAACGGGGATGTCACAGGCCGAGACTTCTCCTGTAGAGTATTGACATGCGTAGATACCCTCGTCTATACTGACTGCACAGCAAGCACAGGCGGCGATGGCCGCGGGAGTAGAGACGATGGCGAAGCAAGCGGAGTCGAAGCCACTGGACGCGTACTGGAACTACAGGTGTCCGGGATGCGGTCAGAGAATGCACACGATGGAAGACACCATCAGGCGCAATCCTGGCCACACCTGCTACGCCTGCTGGCGCAAGGCCAACCCGACCGCCTGACCACCACCACGCCACCGCACCGGCAAGCGCCGGTCGCGGCAGGCCGCAAGCAAGCTAGGGAGACGAGCGTGGATCGTTCCATTGTCTGTGCCGTGCTGTTTGGATTGGCGCTCGGCTCATGTGTGGGCATGGTGGCCCGACTGCTTTCTGACCGGCTCGGCTGGCCGTACGTGATGAACGTCACAGTAATCGCAGTGGCTTTGCTCGCCCTGGTCATGCTGGTGGTGCGAGTCATCGTGCCAACGGTGGTAGCGCTGCGACGGAAATCCACCTAACCCGCATAGCACAGCAAGCCGCCGCGAGGTGGCGGAGGGAGACGACGATGACGGACCCGGTAGATTTGACCGCAGCCATGAAGAGGGCCACTGAGACAGTTGAACGGTGGCCTACATGGATGCAAACGCATCCGAAAGGGGAAGCACCCTTGACAACCGAGACCATGTGCTACTGCCGCCGTGACTCGCACGCGGCGGGCAGCATTGAGAAGTGCCGCTCCGCGAAGCCGTGGAGCACGCTCAAGCGCGAACGGGATGCGCTGTTGGCGGCGGCTGAGGCTTTGCCGCACAGGTGCGATGAGTGCTTCGAGGATCATCACTACGGCGATGCTCGCCATGACCAGCGACACAGCATAGAGGCCGACTGTGGGGCTTGCCAGTTGTGCGCCGCCATCGCAGCGGCAGGCGGGCAGCGATGAGCCTGAAAACACGGGATGAACTCGAAAACGTCTGCGTTGAGATGTTGACCGATCAGGACCGCTGCAACGTCAGACGCGAGAGCCACTACCCCGGAATGAATCATCCGTTTCTATCGGCCAACATGCTCGCCGCTGAATGGGAACAAGGGGACGAGACTGGTGGGCAGCGATGAGCAGGCAGCATGTGGTCGAGTATATAGGGCTGCTTGTGATGTTGTGCGGCGTGGTGCTTTTGGTAATCACCGAATGCTACGCGGACAAGCCACGGATAGTCGAAAGTGCCGAACTGGAGGAGGTCGCCGATGCCTGAACACGACACCGACGTTGCCGCCCTGCGAGGGGGAACCATGACTACCGCCAAGCCGTTCATGATCAAGTCCGTCCCGCCCGACGTCGCTGTGCGCTTCGCCGAGACGGCCCGCCTGCACGGCATCACTCAGGCGGATCTACTGGCGCGCCTCCTCGACCTGCACGACGCGGCCGGCCGTGCGGCGCTCGTGAAGTCCGGACTGACCATGAGGCGGTAGGCGTGGGAATCAGCCCGCGGCGTGAACCTTGCGGATCGGGCTGTGGGTGCGCTGGTCGTCCATGGCGCGCTGAATCATCGCCCCGCGTATGTAGCGGTGATAGACACGCGTGTCCCGGTGACCTGAAATGAGCATGGCGCTGGTCTCTGAAATGCCGTCACGCCACATCTCGGTCAGGGCGAACCTGCGCAGCCCATGCAGCGTGATTGGAGGGATATCTGCCACCCGGCATAGCTTCGTCAACATACGGTTGAGCGCAACGTAGGTCATGCGCTCCCGCTTCTCAGAAACCCACAGGGCGCGCTCGCCGGCAAGCGCAAGGCGTTCCGGGAGGTATCGACGGATCACCATCTGAATCTCTGGAGTGAGCGCCACCATCCGGTCGCGGTCGCCCTTGCCGTGGACTATCGAGTGATCCCTGACATCGCCGTTCATTGTCACGACATCTGAGACATCCATCGATAACAACTCGTCCGAGCGGATGGCCGTGTCGGCCAGCACGGCGAGCATCGCGTAGTTCCTGGCGGCGAATTCGGACTTGCTTGCGGCCGCGGCTTGGAACAGGGCGATCATGGCATCCAGTTCGGGAGCCATCAGTACCTGGTCCCGCTCCTTCAACTTCTTGATCTTCTCAATGGGATCTTCCGCCATGAAGTCCCGCGCAACAGCCCACTTCGCGAATCTCTTGAGTGACTTGAGATGGCCGTTGACGGTGGAGGCTTCCCGGACTTCTTTATCCCGGCGGCGCGGGGGAGTGGCGCGGAGATGGGACAGATAGCCCATGACCGCCTCACGCGTCAGGCATTCGGGGAACGGGAGTGTCTGCGATCTTAGAAACGCGGCGACGTGGTGCGCCGACTTCTCAGCCGTAAGGGGTGCGCAACGCAGATAG